TGCATCGGTTAGATACTGCACCCTACCACCGGTGCCGTTAGCTGCTGCTTTAGCATCTAGAGTATATTCTCCGGCTCTTAAATCATTTACAATCTCTCGTGTAGTATCGTACACTGATAGTGACCCACCACCCGCTGCTGTTAGTGGACTTGGCTCAAAGTCGTAATGCAAGTCAGCAAAGCCAGCTACTGTAGATATACCAACGGCCCCATAGGCATATAATACGCTTTCGTAGTCTATAGTCATTTCGTGCGTCATGAGATCATCATCACCAGCCCGGTGTTCGCCGTGCTTAAACGCCTTGATGACCGGATTAATAAGTATATACTCACTAAAACGTTTGTTATGCAGACTATATATCCTAATGCTCTGTAAGTATGGCAGGCTGTTATCTGCCCTGGTTGTATAACCCCACCCCGATGTTGGTAGGTTGTCTTGGTACTTGTGTTCTTGATGATATAGAGCTTCATCATGATCACTGTCTCTATAATAGTAACTATAGTAATCAAACCAAAAGTTTCTCACTAAGTCAGAACTATCATCGTGAAATGCGATTGACACTGAATCATATTTTATTTTGGTCTGTACTATATTAGGTCTATTGTAGGCATTGAATATTTTTGAATCTACTGTAAATTTTGGTAAGCTGACTGATTTAACCAACATGCCCAATTCTCTATCAACGTTGGGATTTTGACTATCAACTAATGTGTTAGTTAAGTTTAGATCAAAGTAGACATGATAAAGATACGAAGATTTAGGAACAAAATTGAAATGATTGTCAACAAACAGTTTACTAGCATGTTTCCAGGTTTTTAAAATTGGTTGTGTATTGGCCATCTGTCAGTTCCTTGTATAGTATTTAGTCAGAAAAAAACCCGGCTATATAGCCGGGTTCCTTGAGTAACCAGTATTACTGTGTCACGTTCTGGCCAAGTGTTCTACGAACAAATCCACCAACACCGCTACCAAGTGGTGTCTGTAAAGCATTATCAAATTTCACAGTCATTGTAATTTGAATTGGCTCATTTGCGCTGTAGTTTGTTTCGCCGTACTGTACTTGTGATAAGAAGCATCCATACAGTTCCCATGTTTCAAGAGTATTAGGAGCGTTACCACCATTGCCGCCATCAAGCATTTCTAACCGTGTTACAAACTTGTAGTCAATGCCGCTTGATGCGCTGCTTTGTTCAAAGAAATCAAATTGTTTTTGTAGCTGTTCGCCAACTAATCTAGTGACATTGCCTGGTGCATCATCACGTAGTACAACACTGACCGTTTCCCAAGTTGGCTTACCGGCCAACCTTACGATACTGTTGTAGACATGGACGTCAATATCACCAAACGTCACGCTTGGTCGAGCAAAACTTACGATCTGCTTGGTTAATTCTACTCTGCTAGAGCTGACGCCAAAGCCTTCAAAGCTAGCACGGAATCTAAATTGTAATTTGGGCATCAACAGACCCTGTGCGCCGGCGCTTTGGTCGCTGGACAAGGGTACTGTAAATCGTGATAATGATGCTATTGCCATTGTATTCTCTCCTATTACTTTTATTTATCTATATATTTGTGCATTATCGTGACCCTGAGATCACGATAATATACTTATATTATGCTGTCCCTTTTGCAATTGATCCTGGATTCCTCAATCTAATTGGAACATAAATGAACTCAACAGCTTTCATTGGTTCAATAGCAATATCCACATATAGCTCATTTCTAGCAATACGGTCTGGAGTATTGTTGGTAGTGTCGCAGACCACCAAGTAGTCATATAGACCACGTTTAGCAATTAAGTCATTCAATGCGCTTTCAACTGCCTGCTTGATTTGATCACGAGTGATCTTGTCATTAGGTTCAAACAAGAACTGGTTAGCAAGTGGTTGTAATATTATACGTAGGTAGTTAACCAAACGTGCTACATTGACACGATCTAGCGAAGATGAAACAGGACTGCGTGTTTTTTGTCCATAAACAACCAATCCACTACCTTGCAATAAAGTAATAGGATTAATGTTAAGTTCATACAAAGAATCGCGTAACTGCTGGCTCACACCAGTTTTAACAAACTCACCACGATTGCTGTTGATATAACCAATTGCATCAGCATTGTCCACTAATCCGCGGCGTGTACCAGCTGGTGCAAACCACTGAAAGCTTTGACTGTCGCTGCGCAAATATGTGCGCAATGCAATGTGGCTGGCAGGTACTGCAATTTCGTATCCACTCAAATCACTTGATAATGCACTTGGGTAATACAATGCCATAAACGGATCACGTGTTGTTTGTGCAGTATTAAATGCAGTTATGTCAGTAAATGTAGCTGGTAGATTCATTGGTGTATCACCAATAACAAATCCAGTCTGGCTACGATCATTGTTTAACCCTACTAACTCGTCCAACAGCTCCGGATATCCGGGGCAAGCTAGCAATGTAAAGGCGTAACCTTCTTCTCTGACCTCTAAACTAGAAACTATTGCTCCTTGCAGTGCTCGAATGACCATGATACGTTGAGCATAGTGCCCAGCATATGGAGTTCCGTTGTTTCTTAATCCACTAGTTGTTACCCACGCATCTTTTTCAGCTGGCAAACCTACATTAGGATATGCACTAGCATTGAAGTAATTGCTTACATAACGCTTGACATTATAGCCGCTGCGGCGTGTGTTAAACAGTAGTGTACCGCGTGGGAACAATCTATAGTCCGGAGCATCAAGGTCAAGGTAGTTATGAAATTGCATCACTGCAACACTAGGATATGCACCACTAATAGCATCAGTTGTTCCAGTATGGTCCCAACGTGCATCAGCAAATACAATACCATTTTGGCTGATAGTGTCTGTATTATCAATCAAGGTCCATTTACCTAGATCGTTATAACGATATAGTCTAGGATAATTTTCAAGATCGCTACTGTCTAGCCATAGATCACCAGAAACCAACGCTGTATTATCAGTTTGTGTAACCGGCATGCTGCCGCTAACAATAACACCAAGTGGATCAGTCAAACTCAAATCATATCCACGAGTGTCACGATTTACGTTTTTGTAGCCTTTCCAACCGCTAGTATCACAAACCATAACATCAATGTCAGCAGGATTGCTGTAGTACCAAATGGTACCATCATCTGGGGCAGTATATGGCTCGCTGTTGCTATAGGTATATGTAGTTGGTACCCAATTGGCCAACGTCAATGCGCTTGCTGGAGCAGCAACAAAGTCCGTAAGCACTCCAAATACAGTAGTATCAAATCCAGCAGCATCAATTGGGTTGATTGGGGTGTTACCCAAACCACCACCAGTGCTCCAGGTATCTACTAAAGTAATAATACCACCGGTTGTATGTACTAGTGTAATTGCACCACTTGCTTCAATTTTAGCAGTAATGTTAGGTATGTTGGCTGCTAGGATGGCGGAAACAAATGCTACAGTATTGACACCGTTTACTACGCAACTATAAGTATGCCCAACGGACGAACCGGGGGTTGACACAATAACATCAAATGTACAGCCCGAATCAAATGTTCCGGTGCCGACTAGTCCAGTAACAGTCATTCTGCCGCTTTTGTCCAGAGAGTAAAACTTAAAGCTAACAGATCCATCATTTGCAGTGTCTGTTTTAACAATAACAGATCCAGCTTGAATATTTTTGCCGCCGCCCGAACCATCTAATCCGTATAGCGCAGTATAACCGTCCGAGTATAACGGTGCTGCTAGTGTTTTCCAAGTTGACAATGCTTCGTTGTACTGCTTGAACACAAGATTTGCACCTTGACCAAGCGAACTGGTCTTTAACCAGATGCTGCCAGTTGGACGGGGCACAGCATCTTGTATGCTCCACGATGGAACGCCAGTATAACTAGAGTATTGTACTGTCGGCGGATAGTAATCATCCTCAGCAATTCCTGCAGCAGCCAACGGACTACCATTACCATCAGTGAGTACCAATTTGCCATCGGTAGCACTAGAATCTACTACAAATCCTAATTGTCCAAATACGTCAACTGCTTGCACGCCTGCTATGGTATTACTGGTAATTGCTGCGTTAATAATACCAACAAGAGAAGCAATGTCGGTGGCTGCATCAATTTCTATAGTGCTACCATTTAATGTAAAATCATCACCTGTTGCTGGGGTAACAGTTGCATTGGATCCAACTACAGTTGGTGTAACTTCTTGCCACTCCTGGGCACCAACTTTTACCCAGGTGTTTAATGAGTGCTTGACGAATACATTATTGTTAGCATCAAATACTACAACTGCATAATCACCAATTGCACCAAGACTATCAGCTGGATACCAGGTGGTGCTGGGAGTATCAAATGTGGCGTCTGCAGATCGATCAATAACTAGAGGAATACGATTTACAAAGCTGTTAGTGGCTTGGGCATATTCCCAAATACCCCATGCAGAATCCATGGTATCAAACCAATTGGTACCGTTAGGGACTTCGCCTTTTGGACGTACGGTAGTACCAATTAATTGATCTAGATCAATATCAGCACGCATAGCCCATACGCGATTGCCCACCGCCAATGCGCTGTATGCTGCCATAAGTCCATATTCGTTGCGCTCACCGCCATGCACAGGAGTATCTGCTGATGTGCGTTGGAATTTTGGTGCACCAAATGTGCTGACCAATTCGCGTTGGCTACTAATGCCGTACATTTTACCAGCGTTGATTTTTAATGTGCCGGGAGCAATTGTTCCATTGATCGTTTTGTTTTCTGCGCTAGCAAATAGCACAAACGGTACAGTTCCAACTGCGGTTGGAAGAAATGCACTTTCATCAATGACTGAAATACTAATGCCTGGAGAGACTAATGATGCCATAGTTGTTTTCCTTTTATAAGAACTTTTTATTATTTATTTTGTATTCAATAAAAGGTGTTGTTATGGTGCCCTTAATTAAGGTATTGTATAAATACCAGTATGAACATAAGAAAATTATGCCCAACATGCAATAATACCAGGCCCGTAGCTGTTAATTGTCACGTGGGCAAAAAAATATACTATAGGAAACAGTGCGATGTTTGCCTGCGTGCCAAACGCAAGATTAAACCAGCGGCACCCAGCTGGTTTAAAAGCGGCTATAGGAAAAAGCCTGGATGCGAAAAATGTGGGTTCAAAGCAAAACACCCCGAGGAGCAGCTTAGAGTGTTTTATCTAGATGGTGACTTAAGAAATAATAACTGGTCTAATTTGAAAACTGTATGCTTAAATTGTCAACAAGAAGTACATCGGCTGAAGCTGCCATGGCGGCCGGCTGATCTAGTACCAGATTTTTAATGGTGTTATGCAATTGATCTACAGTGCCGTTATTATCAATTACCGCATCAAACTTTGACCCTACCCATGCTGTTTCACTGGCATGGATATTTAACCGGACCAGCTCAGCTTTACTCAGCGCCCAAGTCATGTTGCCGTTTTGTCCACGGTTGAATGACCGTGCAGCCTCATACCACACGGGAAGTGGTCCTCGTTGCACCCATAAGATTTTACCGCCTTGCGCTTTAATAGAAGCTATTTCGTTTGGAAATCTGCAATCACTAATAACAACATTGTCTGTAGCTGTACGCAATTTGTTTTCTAGGCTAGCAATCCAGATATTGTCATGGAATCCGTGTCTACATACTTCAGTCCCCCAGTACTGCAAAATCCAGCGTGGTGTTAGGGCGGGTATATTTAATCGTTTACTCCACCAGGGATCTACTTGCTCTCGCCACTCTCTTGCTTGCTTGGTTCGTCCCTCTAGTAGAGTACGATCCCAACCAAATACTGCTGCTACTGCATCTTTAAGAGTATTAGCGAAACTCTCACGACGGAATTCGTGAAAGTTAACCAAATAATCTGCTGCGGTATCTTTACCTGAGGATATA